TGACTAAAATCATTCCATACCGGTGATCCATCTCCATTATCTTTTAAATTAGTAATTCCACCAGCTTCTATCAATGTTGCAACTGTTGAATTAGAATTTGCATAACGATTTCCTTTATCATAATCTGCTCCAAATCCATTCACAATATTGTAATATTCCATAATATCCCAACTTGCCCAGTATGAACCATTATCGTTTTGATATCCAATAGATCTCCATTCTCCATAAATCATAATTTTTAATCGACTCCAGAATTCATAACTCGCTTTAGGTGAATATGTTAATGTTATAAATTTACCTTCATATTCTTCGCGAAGTTTTTCCGTCAGCGTTTGTTTCTGAAATACGATTCCATTATAATATCTGCCAGAAGTACTATTCAAATTTCTTATATGATCTCCTGGATCTCTAAAGAATGGAAATGCTGGTCTATAACCACTTTCAAATCTAATAACATTACTATATTCTTCTGACCTATCATTTAACGAATATAAATTATTATATATAAAATTATCTATATTTGTTTGAACACGTATTGCATCATAAGTTAATCCACGTTCAACTAACATAACTTCTAATGTTTCATAATTAGGAATTATTACTGGATCATTTTCTGTAGATTGAAATGCAATTTCTATATCTTCCTTTAACATCATATCATGATAATCACCGGATAATTTCACGTTAGAAATAAATTCATCTTCTACAATTTCTGAATCATCGCTTTCAACGAAATAATCGAATGCAGAATCAATTCTACCAGATTCCCGTGTTTGTTCTAAATCATATTTTTTATATTTTGAGCGATTTATCATTAGTTAATAACCTTAAAATAAAAATCATCAAATGTTTGTATATCATCACCCGCATCTCTTTCAATCTTTAATTGAATTTTATAATAACGATCTGGCATGAACGAATCCATTCTTAATTTAAAGAAACTTCCATTAGAATCACAATCAATTTTAGTTCCAGTAGTATCATAAGTTATAATAGTCTCATTCGTAGTAGAATCTATTATACTATAATATGACGATGTCGGTAATCTTTCGCCGGTTAAATAAAATGAAGACGTTGTATATGTACGTGTTGGGAATAGTGGTCGTACACCGATTCTAAATTTAGTAACCTCTGACGTTCTATATTCTGATTTTATATTTTTAAAATATGGTACATATGATTCTGCAGATATTTCAGCTGATCCTGTATCTGAAAACGTTGTATTATCCCAAACAACCTCTAACTTAGGTACGAATATTGTATGTGACTCACGTCCGAAGAATTTTATAGAACCTAAATCTTCACCGGATATTTCATCACTATAAGGACGTTTAATGATAAATCCATAGTTAGTAATATTACCTTTAACCCAATTATCTACAATATCAGTAACGTTTATATATAAGTCTGGTATTTGATTATTAAATGATTGAGATGCCTCATATGTAGATCCCGTTATCCAAGAGCTACCACCATCTTCCGTTTCCGATAATCCTAATTGCCCTTTACTATGAGCATCTTCCGTGTTCCATGTAGTAACATTTTTTGAATCTCGATACCCCCATGAAGCACCTTTAGTAGTTTCCGGAAAATCATTTGCATATCCTTGGCCATTTGTCCACGATTGAGAAATAGGAAATGCTTTCAAGTTATATTTTTGTAGCAAATCAGATGCATTAGATGACCGCAACGATAAATATACCGACGCCGAATTTTCAGAATTCCCAAGAGCCGGGACTTTATTCAAGTTTATATCAGATATTAAAGTATCTATTTCTGACCCGAAATCTATTAAAACTCTAGTATTAAAAGTCTTTGATCTATATCGACCATCGACAATTGAACCGGATTGGTTTTTTGTAAGTTCTAATATTTGATCAATTCCAGTATTCTTATCTGGGAATCTTTCATATAAAGTAGTATCCTTTTCAGCGTAAAATATTCTATACATTTGTTTCCTTAAGGTTTAATGACCCTTCCTTTAATATCATTATTTGGATATTTTATTTCAAAAATACATGGATCTAGTGATGGATATAAAATGTTATTTCTAATCGCGGATTTGATATCATATTTATTATTCGAATAAACACCATTGGTTTTATTTTTAAATTCAAAGTTAACAACACTTTGTACACCATCAACTTGATCAACTGCAGTAATTAAAGCAGATATATCTAGAGAACCATTAATTTGCATTCTATCGTTATTTAATAATGTTTTTAATTTCGAAATACATTTTAATAATACTTCATTACTATTATAATTAGGCCGTGTTATAATTTGAAATTCAATACCCAAATTAATTACAAAAGCCGATTTAATATTTATAGCATCAGTTAACATACGATATTGAGATATATAAGTTCTTATATTCTCTTTAAGAGCTTGGTTAGGTTCGACGAAAATTTTATTAGAATCATATGCTAGTAAATATAAATTTAATGCAAATGGATTTGATATTGTTTCCGCGGGATATACTTTATCAGCCGTATTAATTTGAGTATCACCCACAACATATGCTTTAGCAATTGATCCATACCTAGATGGCATTGCATATACTCTCGCGATATAATCTTCACGTGTTATAATTCTGTTTTGTGCCGCAAAGGCAGCCATGGCATTTTGTCTAATATTATCTATATTCTCTTTTAATTTACCACCTAATGCCGGCTCTGAATTTGTTACTGCAACAGATGATTTAGAATCGGATAAATCTACATTTGAAATTTCGTTTAAATATGTAATAGAATTAACTTTTGATATCGAGTTTATACCAACGTTATCTGTTATTGAGCCTCCTAGCGAGTAACGTACTGTCAATGTTGTACTCGACGGTGATATACCATATGTACTAGTATATAAAAAATTCGATGGATCGATATTATCTGTAGTAGTACGTTTTAAATATTCTAATCCCGATCCGACATTTTTTGGATTTGGAATAATTTCCTCATCAGCATCAGCCGAAACACCTGAACCAAATTGTAGCTCTAATCGATTATCATCACGTAATCTAGTAACAAATCTCCTAGGAGTTTTACGTAATTTTAATATATACGGAACTGTAGATCTATAAATCGATAAATCTGGATCATTAAAAGGTATATTTGCGATATTTTCAAAAATAGTATCCTGTGCTAAATAATCTACTTCATTCCAGTTATTTCCAGCCGTATCAGTAACATCGATAATATTAATAATATTAGAATCCGGCAATACAATTTTATCATATGGCTTTGGTTCATCAAATGTAAATGTCAATGTTTTAATATTACCAGATTCAACATCTACCTGTTTTTTAAGTAAGTATCTAGATACATTACCGGTTGCATCAATCTCATATACCGATATATTAGGATCGTCATTAAAATCAACTGGCTCAATTGATCTAAATATAACTCCTTCTTCACTTTCAAATTGCCCATTTGAATCAATTGATAACGCATAATCCATATCAGGCGCTGCATGTTCACCACTTCCTGAAGCTATAACTAACTGGAAAATATCTAGTTTACATTTTGCTGGAGAGTTAAGTTTAGGTTTATAACCAAACAATTGAGATAATGCTAAAATATTAGAATTTTCTTTAGCTGTCGATAATAATGATTCACGAAACGATGTATCAGTATAATATGATAATACATCACCGACATAAGATGCCATTTCTATAAACATCATACCCGGTGATGATTCGTTAAAATCTTGATATGTATCCGGATAATAATTTTTCGCAAAATTTATTAAATTTTGTCTGAATTGCGAAAAATCTTTATTTAAGTATTTTACATCTTTCTTAATTAAGTCTGCCATTATTTAACCTTTCTCTTTAATACCTAATTAATTGTAATGATGAATTTGGTCTAGCGTTAGAAACTTGTAATTCGTTTTCTGTCGCTGTAATGTTTATAACCAGATTCGATCCGATATTAGTCACCTCGAAATTTATAGTTACTGTCAATGCATGCATGTCATCGCTAGTAGTTAGTTTTATATCATTTACAGAAATATACGGTAACCAATATTTTATATCTTTTGTTAATGTCTTTTTTAAAGATGATCTAATATCTTCTACATTATTCTCAAATAACATATTATAAATATTAGTACCGAAATTAGGTTGCATGTACCGGTCGCCTTTACGAGTCAACAATAAATTTTTTAAATTTGATACAACTTGATCTTCTGTAGTATATGTTTGAGAAAAAACGGAATTGCCTGCTAAACTAGCTGAATTATAATTCATAGATACATCGCGACCTATACCACCATTATTAAAAGGTATCGATATGCCGATCGCGGAATCTGGATTCTCGTTATTCGGTTGATATTTATAGACCGGCCTTGCCATTATTTATTTTTCTTTTTATCAATTGCTTTCATCAACGCAGAATAATCCTTTGTCATTGCATTAACAGTGGCAGATACAGCCTCATTATTCATATTAACAGATTCACCGTTAATGCCAGTAGTAGGAGCAATTGTAGCGGTTCTAGAATTTTCCATACCGAATGCATTTGACATTTCTGATTTAAAATTCATCGTACCCCATTCTGCCATCCCCGGAGATGTTGGCGATTCTGCCGTTTCATTTAACAGGTCATTTAACATAGAATTTTTTGTAAATTGCTTTTTAGCTCTTGGACGATTAGGCATAGGATCCTCAGTGATATGTGATAAATTCATGCCATGTTCAATAACTTGGTTGTGATTAGTTTTTTGTTCAGTCAATACTTCGCGTACTGCCCCTTGAACTTCTTCTCTAATAATTTTTCGTAATAACTTTACAAATGATTTTGAGCCCATAGTATTATCCTTTTTAATAAATATGTTACATTAATAAATTAGCCGAATTCACTAGTACGTTTTTGGTATTCTTCTGTATCATATGATGTAATTTCACGATTAGCTTGCGTAATCGATTGCTGTACTGCAGATCTAACTTCAGATTGGAGTTGTTTAATATCTACACCTCTATCTTTCGATTCATCTTTAATTTTCTTTGAAAGAAATGGAATATTCCATGTAGGAATAGTTGTTCCGAATGGCGTAAAAATTGATTTACCTAAAGTCCAATTTATATATATAGCTCTTGCTAATGCATCACATAAGAATTTTTTATCTTGTTTTTTGATACGTGCAATATCATATAATGGTTGAGTACCTTTAAGGGGAGGAGGCGCGGTGCCAGTAAATAGTCCTGCAGATATAGGTGACATGCCTTTTGCGGTTTGTTTTGCAAATGCATTAACAGCATCTTCAATACCTTTAACTTTGCCATATATATGTGCCGAATTATATGTACGCATAGCAGGAATAATTCCTGTCGCGGCTCCTAAAGTAGGAGGAATGATAGTCAATGAAAATTTAGCTAATGTAATACCTAATTTTAGACCATTTAATGGACTATTATTATCTATTATTCCTTGGAGCTCTGCAGATAACCATGATGGTTTATTCATTATTGTTTCATCCGCTTTATTTCTGTTAATATTTTTGCGAAGTCTGCAATATTTATTGGCGGTCCTGATGGGCCTACACCAGTGGGATGTGTCATTTTAGTTATTGCAGTGACCAATGCTTCTAATTGAGTTACTAAATTATCAACATCTACAGACCAATTCGGAGTAGCTAATTTGATATCTTTTTTAGATACTAACACTAACTCATCTTCTCGCGCATTAAATATTAATCGATTCGATGATATAACTACTTGTGGATTTGTATACGATGACAGTGGCTTAGTTTGTAATCCTATTTTACGTTGTGCTAGTTTTAAATTATTTATTTTTTGAGTCGATGATAAATAAATTAAACTAGAATCTTTATCCGGGTTCTCTATTGTAAAATATCCAGATTTATTAGCGCCATCTACGCCACATGTCAGTGCTACAAATGGATCGCCGATTGTGCTCCCTTGCCAAATCGGTTTTTGGGAATATGCAGCCAAGTCTTTATGTGTACTAGAAAATCGTAATACAGACCCAAATCGATCTTGTAATATCGTATCTCCTTGATAAGGCTGTATTGTAATGACATTACGTGATTCAAAAGATAACTGCTCCGGAGCCTTAACTTTTTTGGTAGATGAAATAGGCTTGTTTAAGTAATCTTTATTAATAATTTTAGTATCTAATATAAATGGCATTATATTATTATTTACTTGTCCATGGATGTTTATTGCCGACATGTAATAATATTGCCCTGATTTTATATCTACCGTGGTACCGGATATAGCATTAAATACTATAACTTGTTCACCATATAATGGTATATTTAAATAGTTTGGATTTGCTGGTATAGCGGTTATTTCGGCGGCTGGTGATTGTAATGTTGCACGTAACCGTACGCGTATAGCACCGGGTAGGTAATCTATATCATCTTCATCTTTAAATTTATTATATTGAGTCGGATTGGAAGTCTGTACTACCTGGCCTATCTGTAGATCGAGGTTGCTTGCCATTTATCTCCTTACTTTCTGCTTGTATCTTTTCAACTTCTGCCTCCGCCTCTTCTAGTAATCGACGACGCTCATCATCAGATAATCCAAATTCATTTTCTCCAGTATCTTTACTAGATGCAGTAACTAACCGTTGAACTACAGCCGCTAATTTTACCAAGGCATCATCATTCTTTACAGATACCTCGAGGTAATCTTTTATCATAGGAACTAGTACGGTTGCATCGCCGGCGTTTTTAATTAAAGGCTGTAATTCCTTTATTAATCCATCGATTTGTCTAGATTTCTTTTTTGAATTGTGATATATATCACGCATTAAATCAGAAAAATTTGTTCCTTTAAATAACTCGAATTCTGCACTCATGATAATCCTTTTATATAAATATAAGGATTAGGTAGTTGTGTTAATAATATGACCAGATTTGACATATGCGGAATACATTTTACTAAAATCACGTTTCATTATATTAAGTACTTTAGTGATATTTTGTGTTTTAAGGCCTGTACGTTCTCTTATAAGAATATATAAAGCTTTTTTATTAAAATTTTCAATATTATCTCTTATACGAAATATCTCTAATATTGTATCTGCTACCATTATATCTCGTTTATTATAAAAAATTGTATTTATATGTTCATCGTACCAAATGACCCATAAATTAATAAAATCACGTAATGACTCTTGATGATCATTTAATGATACTTCGGCGCTTATATTTCTATTAGAATCAATTTCTGTAGTATCGGTTCTCATTTTCATTTTTGCGTAATTTGCGTTATTTTGTATAATAAGATAATTTTTAGCCACGATAGAAAAATATGAAAATGCCTTACCTTTTCCTTCTTGGTATTTTCCTATCTTTTCTGTTAAAAATGCTACTACTTCTGCTTTAATATCTTCATATGGTACATCAAAATACGAAAATCGAAATGTATGATATATATTTTCTACTAATTTATTAAATGGATAATTGATATGTTCTCGAAATACTTTATTACGTTTACTCTGCACGGTTTCGGCATTATATGCTACAATTGCCTTATCTTGAACATATGTAAAATACATATTTTTAGTAGGTTTACGGCCGCGGCGTTTTTTAGGGCCATTAGTTTCTATATCCAATTGATCAGCCGCTAACCATTCATAAAATTTATCAACTGGACCCATTAAAATCCTTTATTAAGTTCATCTATCATATCACGTAATTCCGTAAATACAAATCCAGTTTCATCATCTGCTTCAAATGACCCTAATCTATCGATTTGTTTTAATTTAGAATTAGATTCATTCATACGTGATTTTAATGTATTGAAAAATTGGTAATATTCTGTATTAGAATTTTCTAACTCATCTATATATTCTTCAGATGCTTCTTGTTTACGCATTAGATTTAAATTTGTAAACAATGAAATAGTTAATAGTACTGATAATATTATTATTGTTGTTATCATATTATTTATCTCCAAATAAGTCGTCAAACATTTTTGTTGCATTAATTTGTGTTTGAAGACTAGTTATTTTTCTTTTAGGTGCTTGTGCAGTTATAGGTTTATTATTATTCCAACGCTCATATTCTATCCTCGCGGCCATTGAATCGGCTTGGTGCATAACATATCCTAAATTTGTTTTTAATTTAGCATCAGATGATCTAGATATGAAATAAGGTTTATTTGATTCATCATATAGCCCATCGGTTAATTTAATACCTAACATTTCATTCCATGATATTTCTATACCATAATGCTGTAATAACCAAATAGATAAATCATTTACTAATGTAAATGGATTATTAGGATTAATTTTATACTCTTTACCTTGATTCTTTCTATGCCATTCTGAATCATTTATTTGATATATCTCATTACCAGCTCCAGGAAATCCCATTTTACCAATATCATGATTTAATGCCGTAAACATTAATTCTTCTCTAGTATATCCGGACATATCGCCTTCCATTCGAGTCCATAGAGCATGAACTTCTTGAGCACATTTAGTTACTCTTAATACATGTTCTACATAACCTCCTGGGAATGCGTTATGATAATGATTAAATGATGAGGCAGGTGATAATGCCATACGATCTTCCATATCAGTATACATTGCTAATAACTTAGCTTTACGTGTACCGGTAAATTCTGTTTTGATGATATTTAATAATTCATCCCAATTTTGTGCTATTTGATCAGCTGTTAATTTCATATTATTGAATCGATTACGTTATACTCTTTTAATTGTTCTGCAGTTAAATATAGATCAGACTTCATATTATCTCTCCACCAAGCTTGATCTTGATTTGTTTTGTCTGCTAAAATATCATATATAGACTTTTCTAAATTCTTTACATTATCTAGATATGCAGTAATATCACTCATCTTACCTCCTAGAAAACTAGACGATTGATGAAACATTACAGTTGATCGTTTACTCATCATTCGAGTTCCGGTTCCGCATGCTAATATAATTGCCGCGGCAGAAAAGGCTCTTCCTCTACAAATTGTATTTACTTTAACTTCTAATGATTCGATATAATCAATAATACCTAACATTTCATGTACATCTCCACCCGGGGAGTTAATCATTAAATTGACAGGAGCTGTTTTATCATCGCGATTTTGTAATAAACTTCTCATACGAATGATTAAATCTGTTAACGTATTATCATTTATTTCATCGTTGAGAAATATTATCGAATCGTTATAATCTACTAATGTAGCTAACTGATTATGTAATGCTTCATATAATGAGCCGTTACCTTTATCTACTACATCTACTTCTTCTTTTTTATGCGATTCCTCGTAAATACTCATATATCTTTCCTATTAATTTATATTAATATAATAAATTTTTCTCGTAGATCAAAGGATTATCGAATCTTTTTCAATTGACGTTCTAATCGTTTCAATTGTGATTGTCCCGATTTGATATCCTTTTTAAACCGAGCCTTCTTTACATCACCTCTAACCATACTCATTTGTTGTAATATAGACTGCTTTAAATCAGCTTTTTCACTTTTAGATAATTTACGTTTAGGTTGAGAAGGCTCTAATTTAGTTGCAGCTTTAGTACCTTTTAAGTTTTTCTGTTCTACACCTTTAAAGAATACATTACCATTACCATCGACAAATTCTTTCATAAATTGCCATCCTCGAGGTCGACCTTTAGATACATATCCTTTACGCATCTCAGGTGGTGGTACCGTTTTTCTAGTACATGTAGGACATAATACTGTAGTTGTATTGTCAGAAACAGATGTAAAAATTTTACATCGGCTTAAAGATTTTAATTGCTCCCATGCAAAATACGATTCATCTGCAATACTGTTTCTACAAATCATTTCACGTTGCCCATTACGAGTCCGTGATTTAAAATCATACGTAACTTTTTTCTTTCTAGCCATAATTAATTATTTATTGTTAAAACCAATAACCACTACCACGCTTAGGCGCGATCGGTGGCACTTTATCTTTTTCATCATATATATCTTTCTCTATATGTTCCTCTTCATTAACTGACTTTAAATCAGCTTGACTCTGAGATATTCGAGCTTTTAATGCATTAAATTCTTTTTCTTTAGAATTATCAATTGGATATGATGTATCCCATTCTGCCCCTTCGGGTAAACTGCATTCTACTTTACGTACTAATTCTTCATCACGTTTTTTAAAATACTTCTTTGCATTAGTCCTTGACCGCGTTTGATTAAATGCAAAATTGGCAGCTATTACCATTGAAATAGCTAATGGATCAAATACAAAAATAATCAACAATAAGAACCAATTAATAATTTTATCCATTTCTACATCTAATAAATTAGATAAATACTTTAATGGTCCTAATTCGTGTGATACATCATTTCCTATCTGCTGTTCTAATATCTGTATATCTAATTTTGTAATTGAATCGGTAACTGCATTTAAATTAGATTTCGCTTCTTGTAATTGTGATTCTAATAATTTACGTTGGCGTGATGATGTTGTAGTTACTAATTGACCAGTTTCTTTATCTACATATTGTATTGTAGTAGGATTACTTAAAGCATTTGACCACGTTATAATAGATTGTTTATAATCAGATCGTTGTTCTATAAAACGAATACGTTTTTGATCTACAATCGCAACTTGTCTATCTAGATAATTAGATTTATTTGCAGTTTCCTGATACGCTCCGGATAGATATCCATATATACCGCCCGATGTTATTAACATTAATATACCAACGGATATAGAAAGATATATTCGTAATGCTTTATTAATACTATCCCAATATTGGTATAATAAAGATACTACAACTAACTTAGCAAATTCTAAAGAACTAGCCATTATAATTACTTGTGTACT